TTGATCAAAATTTGCTTCATCATAAATTAATCCGCTAAATGCATCGGAACAGAAAAATTCCCGGCTATCGGTTTTTGCAAATAAAAATCGCCGTTCCAAATAAACTACTTGTTTAGTAGGAAAAAAATCCTCGTCTGTAATTTCAGACAAACCGGAATCCGGATTATAGATATAACCTTTGATTCCATTGACAATGCATACCTCAACAGAGTTATGCTCCATCGCGCACCGGCAATTACCAATAATTGCGCCTAAAAGCGTTGAAAGTCCATTGGACGTAACGGAATATAATTCTTCACCGGAAACTACATACAGAACGTCATTCATCACTTTCATGCCGTGAATCGGACCATTCCCCACTGTTATCCATAACGCCGAACCCGGCGTAGGATGTACAATGACAGGATTCTTGGAATCCTGGGGTTGCGGTTCGACAAAATAATTAATGCACTTCTGCGCATTGACCGGTAAGGAACGGTCTTCATAGGCATGTAAACCAAAAGGAATATTAATTCTCATCGGGCTGCACCTGTAATGAAACGGGCTCAACATCCGACCAGGACACTTCGTAATAATATTCTTTTGCCTTGGCTTCCAATTGCGCAATACGGGATTGACGAATACCATTGCGTAAACCGATATCCACGGCTAAGGCATATTCAATCGGCATTTGCCATTCCTGCGGAAAATCGAAAGTATTATTTAATGAATCCATATCTTCGAAAGGCCGATGATAATTCAATTCCAATGTATTTCCGGCGCTATTGGCATCGGCGGGATTATAAATATACAATAGGCCCAAGGTTAACTGCGGATCGTAATAAAATTGATTAGGAATCCCTTGCGATGTTTTATTGGATAGATTCCAATATTGTTCACGCGAGATCGGTTCCATTTCCGTGTCGTGATTATCTTCCCGATAATAACCGTCTAAAATTTGCAAAGGCCGTTCAGTTAAACCCGTGCCACCTGCACCACAAGTATAATAAGAATCGCCCTGTGTTAGGGTAATTGAGCCGTGTTTGATACCCCATAATGGCATACCCATTTTTTGCAAATATTTGAGGATTTTATTTAAAGAGGCCAACCCGCGTTGGGTTTGTTCGGCGGTTAAGGATTCAATCGGATCCTTTACCCGCGCCAATTCATAAGCGGAATTGAGTAATTCAATCGCGGTTTCATTGTAATCCGTTGAACCTGAAGTTGTCATAATGCGCTATAGCCGGTTAATTTCCAGGCCGTTCCATTAAAAGTCACTTCCACATAAGCCGCCGTCGCGGAAGGAATCGTTTTTAAACCACCTACATCCAAGGTATAAGCACCCAAACCTGTGCGTACGATTGTAAATTGATTGCCGTTGATAAAATCCGTCGTCCCCAGCGTAACAGTATGATTAGAAGTAAACGTGGTTTCGAACAATTGTACCGGCGCATCACTAACAGCCAGAGTCACATCATTATCGCCCACATCGGACCCCACGGTCTTAATCGGTTGACGGCTGAGGAAATTATTATCGATCTCCGTCGGAGTGAGTCCCGTTCCTTTTATTGAGCGCAAAATTAAACTCATATCCAATACCCATATTCCGCATAAAAAGGATTGACAGGATCGGAAAGATCCCCACTTTCATAATGCGCTTGATCGAAAACCGGTTCCGGATCGGCGCGCACAAAAGGCACGGATTGATCGTCTTCGATAACGCGCACGCGCTCTTGAGGATGACGGCTTTCCCAATCTTCGCGACAAACCCAATCCTGTATTTGACTGTTCCATACCAATTCGGAGGCTTTAAATTTACCGCCGCACAGTGCGCAAATGGCATTCCAATCACCGGCTTTGTAATAGGTCATATCGGCCAAATCTTTCCGTGGGCAATAAAATGAAAATCAGTTAAACCGGAAAAATCATCATTTAAAATGATTTCCATGGAATCGGTAAAATTGCCGTACAATCCGAAAGCAGTTCCAAAATCCAAAGCATTAAAACTTACTGTGATCGAATTACCTCCACCGGCGAAATCCAATGTCACGGCGCGACTGGAAAGATGTAATAAATGCGCCGTGGTTTTAATCGATTCTCCATCCAAAATATCCAATACTGTGACGCCATTGCGTTTTGCGTAAATCTTAATGCCATTAGTTAATGCCGAAAGACTGCCAAATCCCGTCACCGAAAAATTACTGGCATCCGCCAAATGAATTAACAATTCGGATAATATGAAAATTTGATTCGTTGGCGGTTTCAATAAAAAAGTGGCGGGGGTTACTGAATAATCGACATTCGCGCTTTTGGTTCCCGAACCATCGCCCACCGTGTCCAAAAAACGGATCAAGGGCGGCCAAAGATTTTCCCTAGGCATTACCAGGATGGCTCATAATGTTTGACCATTTCAATCACCAAATGGCCGGTATCTCCCGCGCCTAGTCCGGTTGTGGTTAACAATAAATCACCGGTTTTCCCTGCACCCGCATTATTCGTTAATCCGCCAAAATGCGCGAAACAACCTTCGAATTCATAATCCGGCACATTCAAACAATGTTTATCCGTCGTAGCATCCCAAATTAATTCCGCCGTAAAACCGCTCAATGAACCAATTACGCGATTGATGCGCATATGCGTAGGCGCACCGTTGTAAGAGGAAATATCCACGATGGATTGGGCGGCATAATCGCCCGTGCCATCTCCGTCAACATGCACTTTGAGAACTAAATTACGCGGTCCGTCATTAAGCGTTTGCACTTCCAGTGTGTTCGCCATATCGACTCCTAAGCCGGATTAGCTGCCGTCACCCCTCCGGTAATACTATTAAAATTACCGCCCCATTCATCCGTTGCAGATGGTGTATAACCACCAACAATGGAGTAAGTTCCGGCTAATGCATTCGCCCAAACTGTATTATGATCACCTTGTGCGGTATTATGAATAAGGTCTAAAGCTTCGGTAGTAAAAGCGCCGAAGGTATTTCCTTGAATTGTCCAATAACTCGCCGAACTTAAAATATGCGCGTCATTGTTCATAAAATAATTATTACGTACGACCCAATTCAAAGGAACTGCAACAGCAGTACTAGAACAAATAATTCCCGCACCTCCCGTTGTCATTCGATAAAAATTGCAATCCTCTATTAATACATTAAATACACCACCAGAATTTTCGATCCCTTGCAAACCGGAATCGAATCGGCAACCGATGAATTGTGCATGAGAGGCATCGTATTCATCTGTGCCAGAGGAAGCATTTCGTGATAAAACCACTGCGGCGGCATCTACTGGACAATCAAATAATAAATTAATGAATTTCCAACCTCTACCTCTTACAGTTAATAAAGGTGTTGCCGCTGTAGGCGTAGCGGGAGGTCGCCAAACAGCCGCGCCGGGATGGTAGCCTGTTCCGGGAACGTCGGCATGGTGCGGACGATTACCATAACCAATAATCGTGACATCAAAAACTAAATTAGAACCGGTTAATTCTTCGCGAATATCACCACGTACAAAAATCACATCCGATGTTTGAACATGATTTAAAGCCGCGTTCATGGTAGAGAATGGTTTGGTTGGTGATTTCCCATGATTACCATCTGCCCCATTTACGGTATCAACAAACCAATAATTTCCATATACTGAAGGGCTTGGACTGCCTATGATGGGAATACCAAAAGAAGTGATTCCATTAGGAAAATTAGTCAAACTCATAATTTTACTCCTTTGTGCCTCACGAAGTTAAATCGTGACTTACCCTTTCCGGGACACGTGATATAATTTAGGCGGGTAACGATCCATATAAGGCGCGTGGATCACCGACCGTGTAAGAAACGCGAAAAGTCGATTTAGCCTTGGCGTTCCCCGTGTCAAAATCATTATCTTGTTCAAATTTCATCGGACGGCGTAGAAATTTCATTAGACCGCCTGTCGGTACATTGGTACGAACAAACCAGTTATTGGTATCTGTGAAATAGTTATTGACTTTAATTCCCCCCGGTAACAATCCCATTGAACGAATCGCGTTAATAGCATTATTCGCGGTATCATTTTGCAGGGCGGATTTTAAAATGCGTTCGGCGTTGAATTGTTCGGAGACCGGCACATGCAGGGTTTGGCCTTGCAGGGCAATTTGTAATCCCGTATCATTTTGCGTATTACCGATTTGAATCAATAAATCTTCCAGAGCGATTTCCGATAACGCCGCGCCGGGATTTAATTCGTTTGACCAGGTGCCGCCGGTTGAATTAGGATGATCCGTTGCAATCAATTCTTTGCCATCACCAAAGGCATAAGCGGAATTTCCGGCCCGATTATAAATATTCGAGCCGAGAATTTGATCCGTGGTAAAGATGGAAAAAGCCAAAGAAGAGGCGCGTCCCTGCGATACTTCCATGTAAAGGTTATCTTCCAGTTCTTCTTCCGTGACAATATACCCTAAGCCATACACGGCATGAATCACGCGAGTCACGTAACCTTGCTGATTCGATGCATAGGTGATACTGCCGTTTTGCGGCTTCAGAGGAGCCAAGCCAAATGACGTACTTTGTACCAATTCCTCATAGGCCTTGCTGGACGGCTTTAGATCGAACAAATCCAAGGTTTGATCTTGATGTTTTGCGTATTCCAGCCCCCACCACGCATAAACACCGGGCCAAAGGGCTTTGGGATGATTTCCAGTTGTAATGACAGCCATGATTTTTCTCCTTAAATTCCCAAGGTGCCTACGGTGCCTTGATTTTCCGTATGTTGATTGATTAACACTTCCACTTTGGCGTGGGTCAACGTGGTGTCGTTATCCGGTCGATTTACCGCCCGCAAAATCAATAATTGATTGGAGGCATCGGCGGAAATACCTACGCTGGTCGTATCCAGTTCCGCGCCGGACAATCCGGAGACGGTCGAACCTGAATGGGTATAAATCAAACAGGCGTTTTGTCCGATGGAAGCCGCCGCGACCGCTCCATCGGCCTGAATCTCAAAAATAACATCGGGGTCATCGCACACCAGGGCAACCCGTTCGGTCAAGGCGGGATTGTATTGTTTGGAAAGATCCGTGGGTAAAGGCGCGAAACCGACAATCACACCGGTAATGCGATTGCCATCGCCAGCGGTGGCTTTATTGATTCCCATTAAGGTGCCGATATTAAATTCCCCCACACCCGCTGCCGATACATGCGCGGCATTGGCTGTGGTGGTTACTTTGATGACCGGATCGCCGATAAACAGCGCCGCACCGTAACCGACGGGAATATAATAGGGGTTTGAAGCGCCATTATAGGGCGCGCCGTTGCGATGTCGAATGGGTTTTAATCCAAAAGGGCTGTCCACATTAGCCATGTTAAACTCTCCTTATCGTATCAATTCAGTAGTGATTTTGTTGCCTTGAACGGGGTAAGTGGTGTTGGTGGATTGAGGATTGATGATTTGTTCTTCGGTTGCGCTAATGCGGGCTTGTTTAATTTGTTGATTTTCTGCGTACCAATCCTTGTCAATTTCCATTAAATACAATTTTTCCTCATCACTGCGGGAAGCGGGCCGGGAAATAATGGAACTTTTATTGATATAACCATCTTCCCCGATTTCTAAA